GGCAAAAAAAAACGGGCGCAGGTTTTTCGATGGATACTTTTTTTGGAGCCATTACATAGGGGTGTGGGCACCTAATGATGGTGCACGCGATGGTGTGTTGATGGGCAAGCGTGGGCCTAAACCGAAATCGCCAGAGCTTGAATCTATTCAAGGTTTTCCTGGCCGCCGCAAGGCAAAGACGAACGCGGCCATCGCAGCACATCAACAGCCGTCTGAGCCGTCAAGCGACGACATACAAGGCGAACAGCGCGATTCACGCTTCGTTCAACCGCCAGGATACCTCGGAAAACGCGAGCGCTCGGTGTGGGCCGAGATATTCGCCGGTCCGAATGCGTCGCTCTGGTACAAATTTAGCGACCACAATGTCATCGCCCGTTACTGCTCGATGACGGTGATGATGCGCCGGATCATGCAGACGCCGCCGATGCCGACCTATGAGGTCACCCGCACCCCGCCGTCGACAAAGGACTGTCCAAATCCAGCGGTCCTAGAAAAGATGATCAAACGCAATCCGGAGTTCGATCAGATGCTGGCTCTCTCCCGAGAGCTGCGCTCTATCGAAAAGGACGTCGGCATGAACCCCGACTCCCGTTTAACGATGGAACGGAAGGGCCTAGCTCCCGGTGGTCAAGCGCAGCCGACCGGCGACGCCCAGCATCCGCGTCCAGGCCACCCGCCGGCCAAAATTGGGGGGCCGCTCGGCGTGCTGAAGGCGCGCGACAAGATGAATTGATGCGATGAACTGAGGGCCGCTTGCGCGCCACAGATGGACGCGCCGAGTGGCTCCCACATGGAGTGGTTCTCGGCAAACAGCCAGATCCCGCTCGCCGTCTCGCGCCCGGTGAGCCGCGCTACTATTCGCACTGGCGGCCGTTGCCAGAAGGCGCATGGTTCGATCCTATCGCCGCCCACAACGCTGTTAGGTTCTTCCCTAAATACTGCCGGCTTACAAAAAAGGAATGGGCCGGTAGGCCGTTCGCTCTCGAGGCGTGGCAGAGTGATTGGATCATCCGCCAAGCGTTCGGCTGGAAACGCTCAGACGGGACGCGCCTTTATCGTCGCGTGATCTTGTGGGTGCCGCGCAAAAACGGCAAGACCGAGCTGATGGCCGGCGTCTCTCACCTGTGCCTGCTCGGCGACGGTGTGCCGGGCGCAGAATGCTATGCCATCGCCACGAGCGGAGACCAATCGTCGATCGTATTCAAGGCGGCGAAGGACATGGTCGAATACTCGGCCGAGCTAGCCGAACACTATGAAGTGTTCGAGGAGGCTCTGTTCGTGCGCTCGACGCGCTCGAAATTCGAGCCACTGACCGGCAAGGCGCGCGGCAAACACGGCCTCGGCACGGTGTACCTGCTCGGTGACGAGGCGCATGAGTGGACAGACGATCGGCTGTACACGTATGTCCGTAACGCGATGGCGTCTGCGTCAGAGCCTCTTGAATTCTTGATTTCGACCTCTGGCATTGAGGAAGGCTTTGGCGTCTCTCTGTGGGACGAGAGCATCGGGATCTGTGAAGGAACGTTTGACGATCCGGAAACTCTAGTCGTCATCTACTGCGCGCCGCAGGACGCGAAATCCGACATCGACATTGAGGACCCGCTGGTCTGGGCCGAGGCTAATCCAAACCTTGGCGTCTCGCTAAAATACGATTACATGGTCAAGGCTGCGCGCGAAGCCTCGCAGTCGACGGCCAGAGAAAATGATTTCAAGCGCTACCACCTCAACGTCTGGGTAGGCCAGAACGAGCGCTGGCTGCCGATGCCGCAGTGGAACGCCTGCAATCTCGGCGACACCGACCGTTGGCGCGACATCGAGCGCGACATGATCGGGCGCGAATGCTACGGCGGCCTCGACCTCGCATCGACTAAGGACTTCAATGCTCTGGCCTGGGTGTTCCCGCCGCAAGGCGACGAGACGCACTACACGCTGCTGCCGCGCTTGTGGTGGCCAAAATCGTCGCTTGCGCTTGCTGCCAAAAAAACCCGCGTTCCGTTTGAGAGCTGGGAGAAGCATGGCGCGTTGATCGCTACGCCCGGCAACGCCGCCGACCACGACGCGATCATCGAAAAGATCGAGGCCGACTGCTCGCTGTTCAAAGTGCAGGGCGTCGGCATCGACCGCTTCAACGCCCACTCGGTGGCGTTACGGCTGCAGGAGTCTGGCGTTCCGATCCAGCTCGTCGCATTCGGCATGCTGTCGATGTCTGGCCCGTCTAAAATGCTCGAACGCATGGTGCTCGAAGGCAAGATCGATCACGGCGGCCACCCGGTGCTGCGCTGGATGGCGTCGAACACCGCCATCCGCCGCGATGGGTCTGAAAACTACATGCCGTGCAAAAAGGGCTCGGCTAACAAAATCGACGGCATTGCCGCAACCGTCATGGCGCTGGCCATGACCGGCAAGCAGCCTGAGTCTGAAAGCTACCTGCATTCGTCCGAGCTGATGATCTTGCCGCTATAGGAGACACCACGATGACCTACGCTCTCAAATTGCCGACGCCAATCGCAACGCGTGTGTCTGTTTTGCCGAAGCGCCGCTCATCGACTGACTATGCAACAGAGTTGTCCAACGCAATGGGCGACGTGGCGACAGTCGAAGGAATGGCTGCCGACCTTGGTGACGCGATCATGCACACGTTCAAGCGCCTCATCGATCTGCTGCTGGCGTTGGAAAATGATCCTGAATTTTCGACGAATACTGATCTACAGTCCATCCACGCCGAGTGCATCAATCTGAACGGACGCGTCGATGCAATTGCGGGCAAAATCGAGCAGGCCGTACTCGATGGAGAAGACCAGTTCTAGCCAACCCCGCACGCCAGACCTGATTATTCTGCTGAGGTCAATGAGGCGTGCGAGAGCTGGCGCAGACGCCGCGTCTTTAATTTGGTGGGCTGATGGCAACCGAACTGCAAAACCAGGCAATACCGGCGCCGTGGTTTCATGATGATGCCGATGCGATGGCATTCGTCTCGAATCGCGCCTTCGATCCGGAGCGGGTCTACGGCAACGAGGTGGCGCTGCTCGGCTCGTCCGGTGGCGTTACCAATTCCGGCCAGTATGTTGGGCCGGAAATGGCACTGCGCATCGGTGCCGCCTATGCCTGCCGGCGTGTGATCGCGGAGGACATCGCCAAACTGCCGCGCCGTGTTGTCAAGATCGAGCGTGACGTCGCCGGACGCCAGCGCGCGATTGTGCAATACGGTCATCCCGTCCATCATCTGCTGAACGATGCGCCGAACGAATGGATGACGCCGTTCGAGTTCATCGAATACATGGTCGGGGTCGCCTGCTTTCATTCTGGCAGTTACGGGCTGTTGCAGCGCTCGCCATCGGGTCACGTTTACGAGGTTCTTCCGCTGCTGCCTGGCACATGCGGACCTGAGGTCGATCATAAGTGGCGTGTTACATACCGGGCCACCGGCTACGGCGAGCAGGACGTGTTCGAGCCGAACAATATCCTGCGCGTCAACGGCCCAATGGCCGACCCGTGGCGCGGCCAATCGACGATCAGCCTGGCTCGTGAAGCGGTCGGTCTGGCGGCAGCCATCGAGGCTAGCCAAGCCCGGTTTCACGCCAACGATTTGCGCCCATCTGGCGTGTTGACGACCGGCAGTACAGTCGAAAAAGAACAGCGCGATCTCATTCGCGCATCATGGATGGCCGCTTACGGTCCAAACGGCACCGGCGGCGTTGCCATTCTCGACAAGGGGTTCGACTTCAAATCGCTGACATCCGAAGGAGTCAAATCCGAAGTTATTGAAAACCGCAGATTTCAGATCAACGAGATCTGCCGGTTCTTCCGCGTTTTTCCGATCATGGTCGGCCACAACGACGGGTCGCAGACGTTCTCGTCGGTTGAAGCGCTGTTCACGGCGCACGGTACGCAGGCCCTGCAGCCGTGGGTCAAACGCGTCGAGGAAGCGCTGTCGCGCAGTCTCCTGACGGAGGACGAGCGCCGTCGCGGCTTCAAGGTCGATCTCGATATGGACGCGATGCTGCGCGGCACGCCGAGCGACGAGGTAAAGCTTATCGAAAGCGCGGTCAAAACCCACATGACGCCGAA